TTATCTGCAATGTCTCTTGCGGCGTTGCCATATCAAGGTCGATACCCAGTTGCTTCGCTATGGCTTGATGTAAAGCCGTTTGCTTTTGCGGTTGGGCCGGAGCCTGCTGGCTCATAAGCGCCACTTGATCACGTGCGTTCTGTAATTCGGCCTCCGCAGCCTGGCGCTTTTCACGTTCAGCTACAGCGGCAGCCTTTAGTCCTTCTACTTCCTGATTCTCCACGGCGGCTGGAGTCCCTTTTTGAGGAACGCCCTCTGGAGGAATTACGCCCGGTTCCAAGTTGGCGGCACTTGGGTCTATTGCGCCCTTTACTTCTGGTTCCATCGTTTTTTCTCCTGTTGACCCGGCGACGGTCACATTACGCCCGTTACGCCCGTTACGCCCGGCGGCGGCAATAAAAAAAGCCCCTGCCTTTCCAGAACACAATGTTCCAGAAAAACAGGGGCCATTATTTGGTTTACCCTAAATTTATCTTAACTTGTCAAGCCGAGATTGCCAATACGTGAATAGAATCATCTAAGATTCTGGTTGCGTGCCACATTTTCCAGTTAATTGGTTCTATTCCATCAGTTAAAGGCATCGCAGGAGCCTCTAATTTTGCGTACCTACGCCATCTAATTTTCTTTGGTATTTTTGGCGATATTTTCGCCTTTGGTTTTGGAAGTACTGGTAAAACCAAAACACCAAGAACAGATTTTAGAAAAGTTCTACGCTTCATACTATTCTTTGGGGTCTAATAATATTCCAAAATATGCACTTTGATATTTGATTTCATTACTACCAATATAAAACAAGTAACCATAATTGCTCATGACGCTACTAAGCCAATATCCAATAATGAAGGCAATGATTATAAAAAACCTATATTTCCATTTATCCATCTTTTTCTCCGATTACTCTTTCGGTCGCACCTTTTCTCTAAACATAGGTCGGCGCATCCCTACGGATTGCTGTTGTAATGATTGACAATACGGTGCAAACATCTCGCGAAGAAAATCTCGTTGCCTATATTCTGTCAACTGTCTCTCCAATTCAGCGTTTTCTTTTCTTAGCGATTCATTTACTATATCATTAAATAATCTACACATATTACTCCTTCGGTCGCACAAAACCGTGCAATACTAACTTGTATATAGCCTTCTTTTGCTCAGGATGCAAGTGAAATTCAAAACTTCCGATAATATTCGGAAATATCTCTCTTACTAACCTGTGAGCATTCTCGATTTTTCTCTCGTCCTCTTTATTTACATCTACGGTCATTTCCTTCGTCCGCCTTTTTTACGACCTCTCTTGCCACCTTTTTTTCCACCTTTGCACGGCATAATTACTCCTTGAAGAAATAGATTTTTGTTCCTTTAAAATAAATACTGCCAAATTGAAGTCGGCACAAGATACCAACCATCTCGATAACTATGCGAATCGTAACGATGTCGATTCCACATCTTTAGACAATGCCTCAAATTGGGTTTGCAACAACTGCCGGTTCCTATAAACCGAACCTTTGGCGTATAACACCACGCACTACGCTTGTTACCGTAGTAAGAACCTCCAAAAAAGAACCTATATATGAATTTCAATTGCAACATATCAATTATTTGAACTCCATACCAACGGAGCGCCACGAGACGACTTCCAAATGAACTTGCTCGCCTCGCCCATCTGCGTTCCGTAAATTATCGGTTTGTCTGGCGGTAAAATGTATTCGCACCGAGCTTCGCCAATTCTATTGTTAATCCGCCATAAAGACGTACTCAACATCGGAACCATCGGCGGCCTGTCCATAAGAACAAGCCTGTTGTGAATCACAAACTTGCCCTCTAAGTCTATCGTACATATGCCCTGCTTCCCCTTGTTTATCAAACTATTGTTCCGAACAGACGGTGGTCCCAAATATCTATCGTTCATTATTACCAGTATGTAATAAATCCGAGGATGGTTCTCTTTGGCCATTATGACCTTAGTGAGTACCTTGTGAAGCTCATCTGTGAGCCATAATGTCACGTCTTTGGTTATTTTAGGCATACGTTTTCATATCCTGTCTGTTATGACATTCTCGGCACCAGTAATCTCCGCAAGTACATTTCGCATCATAATGAATATACTTCGGCTTAGAATCAAGACACCTTTTTGCCTTATTCAATTTCAACCAACAACAAGTTTGATTCAGAGGGTCGTCTGTGCCGTGACATCCAAGGCCACCATAGTTGACACAATCTTTTTTCTCACAATCAAGTCTTGCTTTCACGATTTCGCCTCCGGAGTATATTTCCAACCAATAGTCCAATGTTCAGGAATAACAATTGTTGTGCCTATTTTGTCTTTTGTAAGTCCGAACATTTCGTAATTATTATCTTCTACTTTTACACTACGAGCTTCCCAATGATGTTTTATCCATACGACAAGATGCCTAAGTTTTTCTGGTATGAATTTTTCCACTTGTCGCATTAGAAGCGATTTCGATACCTCAAATGTTTCATCACCATCATCAGTTAGCGTATGATAGTCACCATATTGGTCTGCTTTGTTAAACACTAAAGTAGGTTTTATCCCCTCTTCAAGGTCTTTGACGTATTTATCTATTTCATCTTTGTTCACAATTTCGCCCATTCTTTTCTTAAAAATAATAGAACTGCAAGGCCTGGATTTTTGATACCAGCATCTTTAGCTATATCAAACAAATAAGATACAAACGCCACTAAATCCATCTCCTTTATTTGTTCAGTAGTTTTCTTTTTCACGATTTCGCCGTTACCTCTCTGTTCTGTTGTTTTATCTGCTCAAACTGCAAACCCAAACCGACTAATTCCAACATTTTACTGGCACCCATATCGTTTATCTCAGCTATGACCTTAACTCTGTTCAAGGCCGCATCGGATATGTCCTCGACAGCTTTTGCCCTCTGTGCCTCGGCTATGCCCCTGTTAGCGAATATCTCGCCCTTGACACGCTCAATCTCCAACATTTGAGCCATATCCTGCTTCTGCTTCTGTTCCTGTGCCTGTTGTGACTGCTGCTGCTCGTACTGCTGAATCATTTTCAATAGTTCTGGTTTACCCGCTATCGGGGCGTTCTTCAATAGCATCGAGAGCATAAACGGCGGCACCGGCTGTTTCAACCGAATCAACATCTCCGTCAATTGAACCAGATCGGCATAAAACATATTCTTCTGAGTATCGGTTATTACGCCCTCGACGGTAGCACAATCATATTTACCGAACTCCCGACTCTGGAACTGCGGCGACGGCTCCTGATTGAGTATTCTCTGAACCTTATCGAGAGGATATTGCTGATAGAGCCTCAACAGCTTTCGCCCTATTGTCTTTTGACTCAATGCCAGATTGCGGAATATACCCTTCATCCCTATAAGACCGCCGGCGACCCTTAACTTGGCTAAATATCCGGCGATTTGTGGATTGCCGCCCTCTGCCTGCCCGGTCATTTCTTCGTTAATGCCAGCCGATTTATACATCTTGCGAACGGTCAAGTCCTCGAATTGGAACATACCCTGTGGAATGTCGGGGATTACTCTGTCCCTTATTCTTTCTAATTTGCCCTCTTTCAATAATCGTGGTTTACCGGCGCCAGTCTTGAAAGCATCCTCATCATCAACAAAAGCACCTTCCTCAAAATCAACACCCGCCCCAATCTGCTGCTCAAATACTGAAGTCATAGCCATCATGCGCTTATCAGAAGCCCGCTGAGCATCCACCAAACCCCTGACTATGCTCTGTAACTTAATCTCCATCCTGTCGTGGTCGGGGTCAAAATAGGCAATAATCGGGGTAAAGCTAAAGTCGCCTATCCCAAACAAGTCTATTCCGTGATTGACCTCTGTACCTTCGAGAAACGTGGATACCTCAACCGTAGGCTCCCAGCGGGTAATGACCGAAAGTAATTCGGGCGGAATACCCTCCTTTTGAACCATATATTTCATAAAGTAAGGAAGTTGTCTCTTTGTGCCTTCCCAGACAATCTCCTTATTAAGTGGTTTTATGAGAATAATCTTCTTATCTACCGTTGTCCTCTGCTGAAATTCGTCGTAGGCAAGTAACCTATCGCCATATAACTGAGGACGTTGATAATACGGGAAAATATCACCCTGAGCATCGGAATTGACCGTAACATCAATACTCTCAATAAAACTCTCTTTGCCCGGAAGTAACATCTTGGCATCATCCTTAGTAATATACTTCCGAATCATTCCATAACTGCAATCATCAAGGTCTCTGCGACTGAACGTGGGGTCTAAGAGAAACTGATTGTACCCGAATCGTTCGAGCTTTGTATCTGAATTGCGGTCGTTATACGCATTCACAAGGTTCATTGCACATTTCAAACAGCCTTCAAAGGCATCTGAGATTATATCGTAACCGTTGGTATGCTGCATCGACCAGGTGCCTATGGCAGTAAATTGCTCCGCCGTAAGAACATCTCCATCCTCGGTGGGGTCGTAACGAATAGACCGGATATTGTCGCTCTGATAACCTGAAATCCAGTTAATAATCATCCGAATCTGGGGAAAACTCGCTGATTCACGGTTTTCCTTTTTGAATCTAATTCTGTCCTTCTCGGTCCAGGGATTACTTAAATATATCGTTAAATCATTCTTGACCTGCATCTGCCAGGCACCAAAGCCAGCGTTGGCCTGGTCATAAGCAGCCTTGTAATCCTTCGCTCTGTCTCGTTCAGTTGCCATTTATTCCTCTAAGCATATTCAGCCTTTAACTGCCTCCATCGTTCCTTGCTCATATTGCTCGACCTATACATCCCTGACTCGATTACCTTGCTCAAGTACCGGCCTGCATCGGCATAATGACTCGACTTGTCGGGATGCGGTCCGTCACTGTACCTGTCCAATTTATCAATCCATTCACGATGATATGACGACCAGGCTATAATCAAGTCCTGACATAACTCGCTATCAATCCATAATCTCGGATAAAGGTTCGTCATTCGCTCGATACCATCGAGAACGTAGTCCTCCTGCTCTAACTTCACAAAGTTTATGCCATTACGTGCGAAGGTCTGGTAAACAGCCTCACCTGTCCCGATTTCACCCTTGACCATATCGAATGGGGCAAAGTGCTTGCCGTAGATATAACCGTGCTTTTCTTTCATTTTGTCTAACATCTCACGATAAAAGACGGCTCCGCCCCGAATATCGCTCTTATCTGACAATGCAAAACAGTTAATGATGTGAACCTCAAGACCTATCACCTGAAAGAATATCCATGGCATGTGACCGCCTAATCCTAAATCACACACAGTATGCACAGGATAGTCTTTAACGTGCCTGACGCAGCATATACGGCCTTCCTCTCGCATCTGGGCCATCTCAGCAGCATAATACGCACCCTCAACAGCAGCAATACTGGCTTCCTCAAGAGTTGACGGATGCTCCTTTAACATTAAGTGCTTCAATGTCTTCTTCTTAGCAACATACCACGCTCGCTGGCCCGGAGTTATCGTCTTTGAGTATATGTCCTCTAACTTACCAAAATAGACGTTCATCTCAGGGCTTATCTCAACGAATCGCGGGTCTGTGACGTTGCTTTCCTTCTGCATCCAGTTAAAGAAATGTATCTTGTAGTCCAACGGCCCCAATTCACGGCCTCTCTGCCTAATCTGCTCCGCTTCCTTGCACATCTCAGGAAAATCACCCATCGGGCCTTCAAAGGTGCTTTCAATGAATATCATCCCTTTCTCGTGAATCGTCTCCATCGCTCCTGCCTTAATCTCAGCAGCCTTGAGCGGCGCATGGGTGCAAGTCCACGCATATTCTGACACATGAAGCATCTGCAATGTCCCTGAACGCATCGATGTTCCAACGTAGATACCACTGTTGTTTCTCCAAATTAGTTCTTGTGCATCGTCTTTGACTAACGAAACAGCCGCTTTTAGGTCTGCGGGCAGGTTCTCATAAGCGTATCGTATCTTGTCCCGAAATATCTTCTTGGCATCGGCTAACTTGTGAGCGATTATCCCGCATCTCATATTTGAATTGAACAGACACGCATCCAGCATGAATATTGCTATAAACGTCGTGATTCCGTGTTGACGGCTCTTGGGAATGATGTTCAGCCACCATAAAGCAAAGTACAGAAGCCTCTGAACAACGTTCATCTCGAACAGTATTCGCATCCCCTCCTGGTCAAGGATGTAATACAAGTGGTTCAATCGCCAATACCGATTGCCGAGCTTCTTTAGCCTTGCCTTGGTCTTAGTATTGAGCTTTGTTGTCTTAGTTGCTATCATGCCTTGCTCAAACTCTCCAAAAGAAACTGCTCGCATACGTTCAATGGTCGTCTCAACTGCTCGGCTCTCAACTGGTTCAGTAGGATTGTAGTCCAATCTATCGGTTCCAGTCCATGCCCTAATCGCATCGCAGCCATACCTTGAAAATCATATCCTTTTGCTTCGGATAATCCAAACATAGTCTCAAATAGTCCCATTATCTTGCCCTTGATTGTATGTATGCCCTTGTTATCTCGCTGTGTGGCACGTAGTCTGCATCGCCGGGCTTGCTGACTCTGATGTTAGGCGTGCCTGGCGGCACAGAGGCCAACAGCCTTGTGAATTCAGCATCAGATATACTTGGATACTTGGGTATTACTCGCTTTGTGTCAGTAATACCCTGACCAGTAATACCTTCAGTAATACCCTTGGCCTTAAACTTAGCCTGTGCCTTCCTATTAGCTTCTCGCTGCTTGTCCGGGTCTTTATACATAGCCTGCCTCCTTCAACGCGGCCTCAGTGGCCTTCCTGTCCCTCTTACGGTCTCGATAATAGATGATATTAGCCCATACGCTTAGAATTACGGCACAAGCCAATATCACCAATAAGACGCATGTGGTAGTATCACGCAAGAGCCATTCAATCATCTTCAATCTCCTTAGTATTACTTAATCTTATAAATACCCCTATTTAAGCACCAATAAAGCGGGTACACTGTCAAGTAAACAGCCATAAAGCCTTATATTGTACGTAGATATGTAATACTGTGTACAATATCTATCCATCTTTAACCTCCTCTGCCGCCGGTAACACGCCCTTGCTCGTGCCGTCAATCAAGCCCATTAACGTCGCTGTGGCCTCTGTAAGGCCGTATTTCGTCTCTGTCTTCTCGGCCATGCCATGATTAGCAGACAACAGCAATTTCGCTATAGTACTGTTATAAGAGCTGTCGAGGCCTCTATTGATGAGTTGGCGCTTCTCGATAACTAATATTTCCCTTAATGTGCCTGAAAACTTATTGTGCTTTTCTCCCCATTTATACAATGTATCTTCACACACACCGACATAAACAGCGTAACCACAAATAGTTGGAAGTTCTGGCTCTGATTTACAATATTCTAAATACTGTGTTATATCACAATACTCCGCCTTATACTTTGTTGGCCTACCGCCGCCGATCCCTTGTCCTTTTGCCATTATTTTAATCTATTTGCTCCAGTAATGCCATCATTACTTTCATACAGCCTTCTATTTGTTTGATTATCTCAAGGTTTGAGCTTTTAACGGCACATTCTGTATTTATTGGCTGTTCAGGGCGTTTTATTGGGTCATCACAATTACAATAATACTGCCATTCACCTGATGGCCTCACCACACGCCCGGCTCCGCAATATTGACATTTATCTTCTTTTGGCTGTTCGCTGGCTAATATAACTGGCCTGCATTGACAAGATTCTTTCTGACAAATATTACATATATGTGTTTCAAGCTCTTGTTCATGCTTTTTTATGTTTTCCATTTATTTCCTGTCTTATGCTGTCAGGGGTTTGTCAAGAATAGATACTCCATCGTCCGCAGCTTGTAGTATCTTGCCTACACGCATCCGGGCATCTTCAAGGTGGCGATAGGCCAACATTATATTGGCCTTCATTTCGCTGTGTTGGCCAGAATATGCTTGTTCGCCATCAAATACAGGATTGTTCATCTGCATCTTAACTGTTTCACCAAGGACCTTAATGTCTTTTCTTAACTCATCACAAGCCGATTTTATGTTCTCGTCCATAATTCTACTTCCTTTCTTTCTCAAAGCCAACCCTCTTTTCTCTGCGGTTACAGAAAAAGAGAAGGCTGGCTATTAGGCTCTTAACTTTGTTATCCATTATCATATTGCATCCGTGCATACTTCGTTCAAACTAACAAATCCACATCAAACCGCAAGGATAATAATTAATTATTTTTGATAAAATATGAAGATTTATTCTGCGTTTTTAGCTCAATAATGGCGATTTTGTAGATATTTTCATTTCCTTGAAATATTTTTCTTGATGTTTTGGCCGAAAAAGACGATAATTAGTATGTAATGATTACTGACCAACACAACAAAATAAAACAATCGCTCGGCTGTCTTTGTCTCAATTCACTTTGGTCAGTAGTTGTTGCAAGGCAGTCGGGCTTTTTATTTGAAGGGATAGGACAATGGCAACAGTTTTAATCAACCAAACAAAAAAGGTAATATTACCAAACGGCACAAAAAAGCAAGTAAACATCTTTGATTACAATTTAGCTTTTTGTGCAGATGCTTATGTGCAATTAACTGACACAAGCTGGATAAAAGCAAGAAGCCTGAAACAATTAGACAGCTAACAGCCGACACTGGAGCGCAGACAACGCTCCGGCGTATGCTGTTAAACTTTAATTTAACTGAAAGGATAGGATAATGGACAAGAAAAGAATTAGAGCGGCATATTTGCTTTTGACGAGAGCAATTACAGAAAAACCAATAAACAAGCAGACAACGCCAAAAAGACAATTACTACAAATTGATGATAGCGCCCATTTTATACGCAACTTGCAGGACATCGCCGTTTACTTAGATGTAATAAAATAGAACGCTCCGGCGTATGCTGTTTGAAACTTAACTATTTGAAAGGTGTGAAAATGAGATACAAAGTAGGGACAAAAGTTTATTGCTATATCGGCAGTAATCACACAGAGGTAAAAGCTACGATTCAAGACCATTCTCATTCTCAAGGTCTTGTCAATATGCGAGGCCAAAGTTTAGTAAAATTCGACAAACCTGTAAAACTTGGTGATTATATGGTCGAATCAACTACTCTTGCCAATAGCTTGATAAGCAAAATTAAAATAATAGTTTAACCATTAACACTTTATGAAGGGATAGAAAAATGACAGAGCAAACACAATGCAAAGAATGCGGTAATGAAACAGAGCATTTAATCGAAGCTTTTACAGAAAGCGGCAAGCCCGTCCTCTTATGCCAGTTCTGCGTAAACCATTATTGTTCTCTTTGTAATATTTGCAACACGAACATATACAATGGAAGATGTAGTCGTTTGGATAATTGCGTCAAATGTGTACATTAACTTTAACGGCTTGGTGTATGCTGAAAGTTTAACGATAACTTGAAAGGTGGTGTGAAATGAAAATATGCTCCAAGTGTAAACAAGTTAAGACGATTTATGAATTTCATAAAGACAAAAGTAAAAAAGATGGACTTCAAATATATTGTATATCTTGTCGCAAAGAATACCAACAAAGCTCACAAGGCAAATATACTTCTTGCAAATCAAATAGAAAATACCAAAAGACTAAAAAAGGCAAAATTGCCGACAAGCGTTCTAAGTCTTTCCATCTAAATCAAATAAGAGCCAGGAATGCTGTAAAATATGCTATTGAGTCTGGAAGATTAGCTCGGTCTAATATTTTACTTTGCCGTTGCTGTAAAAGCCCCGCTCAACAATATCATCATTGGCACGGATACAAACCAAACCATTGGCTGGACGTAATTCCTATTTGTATAGAGTGCCATAGTAAATGTGTTGAGTTCGTGCCTTAGAACGGACGTGGTGGCCTCGAATTATCGTATCTGTATAGCTTTATTGATGTGATGTTCTTTCTTGATTATGCGAGCTGCCTGAACAACATCCCACTGATTGCCCTTGATTACTCTGTAAAACTCCTCAAGTTTCTTCTTGTAAACCAAAAAGGCAAACCATAATCCTTCGCCTCGCTTATCCAATATCATCTCTGTATATTTACGTGGTTTTAGTTTCTTCTGGTACATCCTTGCACCTATCATTTTCCTTTCAGGGCTTGCTCACACAACCACTTAATATCTTTATCTCTTTCGGCATTGAGTACTTGAATCTGTCTATAACCATCCTCAAGCTCTGTGATTCGCTTGGCTAAATTTGCCGTTTCAGTATGCAGCCTCGCGTTGATAGCCAACTCTGAATCTGCCTTTGTCCTCCATTCATCCACGGCTTTTTCAAGCTCTTTGATTCGCTCTTTTAATAAATCACAGGCTTGTATCCCGATTGTTTTTGCGGTCTCAAGCTCTTTGATTCGTTCAATAGCTTTGAGACATAAACCTTGATAAAATTGTTGAGTCACAGGTGAATTTGTTTCGGCATAAATTTCTAATACTTTGATTAGCGCATCTTCCATCATTTTCCTTTCAGGGATTGCTCAAAACCTTCTTTCATCAACAAAAGAGCCTTAGCTTCATCTTCAAACATTGTTTCAACTTCTTTCAACGTCCACAAATCACTAATTCGCAAAGCTGCCGCTATTACATCCTCAAGCTCTTTGATTCGCTCGGCTTGCTTAACAAGCATTATATCAACACAAAAGGGTTTTACTTTTCCATCGCATTTATGGCATTGAGGGCTATTGAATACCAAGGCTCCACAAGATTGACACCATCCATAACCACTATCCATTTCATTTTCCTTTCTGGGTTCTTGGTGGTTAAATGTTGATTTAGGAAATTCACTCCAATCCATTTCATTTTCCTCCCAGGGCTCGCTTGAAAATATTTGTTCGCTTACAGTTACCGCAATCTACTTCGTTGGGTTTTATTTTCTTTCGGGGGCGATACCAAAGACGACTACAGGCCGTCGAACATAAAACATCGCTGTATATTAGAACTAGATAATGTATTTTCTTCTTCATTATTTTTCTTTCAGGGCTTGCCCGGAGGCCTATACTCCAATTCGTTTTTAAGCAGATGTAAAAGTACAGCCGCCGGCTTCCGAGCTGCACTTGCCTC